TGATCTGGTTCAGGAAGTCGATCATCGACAGGCTGAACTCCTTCTTTGCCGGAAGGAACGCTTGGCCAATGTCCTGCATCAGCGCCGCCTTCGCGTTCGACAGCATTATATCGACCGCTTCCGGCGTGCTCGCTTCGATCAGGAACTCCCGCTCCATACTGCCCGTATAGAGGCCGGGGTCGTTGACCTCACCCAGCGTCTTCTCAAGCAGCGCGAGGTTGTGCGTGATCTTCGCGCCGCCTTCGATTGCCCACTGACCAAACAGAGTGTTCAGGGCAGCCACCTTGCGCTCGTCCGGCATATTGTTGATGGCCTGGAACACCGATTTCAGCGTCCCGATGCCGTCGCTCTGCATGGACCTCGCGATGCCCTCAGCGGTGAAGCCCAGCTCCTCCCACATGGCTTTCTGTGCCTTTGTGGCGTTGGACCCTTTGCTGATGTTCGTGTAGATACGCGAAATGCTGGTTCCCACGCGGTCCGTCGCAACGCCGGTCGCCTGCATGGCCGTGGCGATGGCCGCCGTAGCCGACGGGTCAACGCCCGCGATCTGGCCCATGGATGCCGCCTGGTTCACGCTCTGCGCGATCTCCGCCGCCGTCGTGGCGTTGTTCGCGCCCAGGTAGTTGATCTGGTCCATCAGCGTCATTACCTGGTCATGGTTGAAGTTGAAGGCGGCCTCCCACTTCGCCATGTAGTTGCCCGCCGTGTCGTCTTCAAGGTCCATAGCGGTCGCGGCGACGGCGGTATCACGCAGGATGCCCGTGCTCATTTGCCGGTCCGCACCGATGCCGGACTGGCCCAGGGCCGCCGACATCTTGGAGATTTGTTCGGTGGTCCGTGGTATCTGCGTGCTGAGGTCCTGGATATAGGTCCTCATGGCTTTCAGGTTGCTTTGTGCCTGCTCGGTGCTGGTGGTGGCGCTTTCCGTCAGCCCGTCCACGTAGCGCACCATCGCAGACATATTGTTTTCCAGCTTCGCGGCCTCGGAGGTGCACTTGGCAAGTCCGGCTACGGTCGCCGTTGCCAGCGCCCCCATGGCCGCAAGCCCCGCCGTGCCCACCTTGCTCATGGTGGTGGTCAGGCTCCCCATCAGGGTATTGGTCTGGTTGATCGCCGTCGTCAGGCTTTTGTCTACCTTACCGGCGATCTTGATGCTTAACTCTAATGTTTTGTTCTGTGCCATTCCTCCGCCACCTCGTTATTCAGCGCGATAAACTCCTCGACGGGCAGTTTCAGGTAGAAGTCCACGCCCGTTCTCGTGACCGCTGACAGGCGGATGGCCGCTTGGCGTAAGGCTTTCGCCCCGCCCTTTACTCGAAAAAATCAGCGTCCACAGCGTCGCGCAGCTTTACCGCCTCGCACAGCGGCAGACCAGCAAAGAAATCCACCGGATAGCCGGTGCCCATGCTGGCAATGATGCAGCAGTACAGGTAATTGCGGCCAGTGTTCACCGGGTTAAAGCCAGCAGCCACCAGACGGTTTTCCGCCGTCGATTCGCTCATGGTGTTCAGTTCGCCCACGCCGGACAGGTCGATGCCTTCAAAGGTCTGGCCTTTCAGTTCGTTCTTCTCGCTGCCCTCGTAGGTGTAGGGCGCAGCGAATTTCAAGGCATGAGATTTCAGCTGCGCCTTGACTTCCTCGGCCTTCTGGCTGCTGTCCATTGCGTTCAGCACCGCCGCTTGTACCAGCTTGATTTTGCCGCGGGGCATGAGTTTGAAGAACTCCACGGGCTTGCCGGTTGCCTTGACGGCCATTTCCTGTGCGAAAGAGGTGGTAGCCTCCATTGCGGCCAGAGATGCCAGTTCACCGGAAAGTTTCTTCTGCACATCCACAAGATCCTGCACGGTCATCTTCGCCATGCCGGACAGATCCAGACTGTCGTACTCCTTGCCCTCAAACTTGTAGGGCTTGTCGAACTTCACAATATTCTCCATCGCTGTTTCCTTTCTCGTTAAAAAGAATCAGCCGCCCCACCCTTGGGACGGCTGACTTCATCATGTACCAGGCTTTAGATCAGAGCGTTGATCTCGGCACGCATATCCTCGCCATCCACATAGTAGCGGCCTGCAAACTTGTCGATGTCGATGACGGTCTGGCCGTCAACCTCCATCAGGTAGCGGGTCACTTCCAGCGTGGTGGTGCTGCTCATGGTGTCAGCACGCTTCAGCTTGCCGGGATCCAGTTCCTTGGGGCGACCGCCCAGAACAACGCGCAGACCCTTGTAGGTGTAACCGCCGTTCTTGTTGTCGTTCTGCATAGCAGCACGCAGGGTGATCTGGATGTTCTTGTTGGGGTTCATCATCTTGGTGGCGTAGCTGTACATGGTGTTCCAGTTCAGCGTAGCCTCCATGGATTCAAACTGGCCGGGCACAGGCGAATCAACATCGCCTGCAATGCCCATGCCGTTCACGGTCGTGGTCTTGTTCTTGATCTTGGGCAGGGTGACTTCATCCGCCAGACCGATCAGCAGGTCATCCTCGGTGTAGGCATTATAGTCATTGATGACCTGGGGAACCAGATCACTGGAAATATTCAGAGCCATAGTTCAGTCCTCCTTATCACAGGGACAGAGCAGAGGTCAGAGCGCCAGCCTCATACTCCATGGTATTGTTGATCTGCTTGAACGGGGGGAAGGGAGTGCAGTACTGGTAGAAGCTGTAATGGCCTGCCACCAGCTCTGCGGCAGTGTTGCGGTCAGGGTCCGCCTTCATGCTGTAGCTGGCGCAGACCTCGGTAGAAACATACACGCTGCCCTTCATGTTCTCGCTGTCGATGATGGACTGCAGGCGCTTCTTGTTCATGGGCTTGTCCAGCTTGCTCTGGTTGCTCAGAACAAACTGCGTCCAGGTATGGTTGAAGAAGCGGCGGACGCAGAGGAAAGCGTCCTTCGGGTCGGTGTTCTTCGGGTAGCAGCAGGTCTCATTACCCCAGACCACAAAGTCGCCGGAGCGGATGAAGGTTGCCACGCCCTGCTCGTTCAGGACGTTGCCCTGCTCCTGATCCATCAGCACCTCCGTGCCATCTTCCATACAAGCTGCGGAGATGGGCACACTCACGTTGGACGGGCTGGCGTTCGGGCAGTCGTTGTACAGGCTGTCGTTGTACACGGTGGCTGCCGCCGCCAGAGCACTGCCGCTGTAAATTGCGGTGCCGATCTTGCCATACAGCCACAGGGCGTATGCCTCGCGGGAGGTAGCGCCCTGCTTCACCTTCTGCCCGGCCACATCGGTGTACTTCTTTGCACCGGTGGTGCTGCTGTCGATGTCAATGTAGCACACTGCATCGAACACGCCATTGATCTTGCGGCATTTAGCCTGCATGGCAGCGCACACCAGAGGATCCTTGGAGAAGCGGGGTGCCAGAATAATGCCGGGCACCATGCCCAGCTTCGGGAACACTTGACGCACAACTTCCAGACCGGTTTCCGCGCCGGTGGAAGCGCTCACGCCGCCAACGATGTCGGCTGCCGTCACCTTGGTAGGATCCAGAATAGAGCCGGTCACAGTCAGCGTGGTAGCGCTGTCGCCCTTGCCACCGGTGACAATGGCAATGTTCACGGTGCCGTCATCGTTGAAGCTGGCGGTGTAGTCCTCGTTCGCCACCAGTGCAGTGGTTTCTTTCTTCACCACCAGAGTGCCCAGCAGAATGCCGGTTTCCTCGATCTCGGCAACACCATCGTTCACCTGCACGCTCTTGGTTTTCATCTCCGTGGTGTGCTTTGCAGGGTCCAGAACGTTAATCAGGACGACGGGAGCAACGCCCATCACCTGAAAGCTGGCGCTGATCGCATCGCACAGGGTATACTTTGCGAAATCGTCAGAGTAGCCAACTGCGGCGGCCGCCTCTTTGAAGGTGTTCGCCAGCAGCGGAGTGTTTACCGCTGCTGCGGGGTCAGCCAGCAGGTTTACCGGGGCGGTGCCCACGATGACCTGAAGACCAGAGTTGACCGATACCGGCGCGGAAACGCTGGTTGCGGCCTCGGTTTTGTTAAAACCATGAGAAATAGCCATTTGTCATATCCTCCTTACTTCATCAGGTCTGCGGCCTTCTTGTAGAGAATGTTCTCTCTGGTGCCGTCCTGTTCGATCTTCACGCGCATTTCTGCGAGCTTGTCCAGCGGAACGATCAGTGCCTTCAGGAACGGCACCTGCTCCACTTTTTCTTTCAGCTTTTCGGGCAGGCCATCCACGAATACGGTGTACTGCGGGGCAATGCCCTTTACGGTCGGCCCACAGTACGCCGCAGCGCCGGTGGTTTCCGTCACAGGCTGCGCTTCCTTCACAGCCTCGGTTTTCTTTTCGGTCTTTTCGATGCTCATATCAAAGCCTCCACTTCTTCGTTTTTCAGGGTGTTGGGCGTTTCGCAGATCAGGTTGACGATGCCCCAGTAGTAGAAGTCCATGTCATCATCCGAAAGCTCCCATTTGCGGGGATATCCCACTTTGAAAGCCTCGCCAAACACAGGCTTTCGCTTGAAGTGCTGCATGATGGCTTCGATGATGTTTCCGGTGTCCTCATATCCCTGCCGGTCTGTTTCCGGGTCATAACAGCAGATGATAAGCTGCAAAAGGACCAATTGCGGATCCTTTTCGTTCACTACCTCGCCGCTCGTTCTCGATACGATGATGCACGGGAAGTTGGATTCATTTGTATCCACATCGTCGTCATCATCGGTCGGGGACGGGATAAACTGCTTGAAGATCTTCAGCGACTTTTCGCTCTCCTGTCCCTTGAACTTCATATCCCGGAACAGTTCCTTCAACTCGTCAATCATGGCCTGCTGGCACATTTCGCTGGTATAGCCGGTGATTTTTTCAGCCATATCAGATCACGCCCTTTCGTTTTGCATTGGCGATCAGTTGCCGGACGCGCCGTTCCGTGTTCTGCTGCAGCATCTGCTCCACCGTCTGCTCCTGCATCTCCCACACGGTATGGTGCATCGCAGAGCCGGAAGGGCTGGACAGTGTTGCCAGCTTTTCGTTCGGTTTCCAACGTTTCTTGCCGCTCTCCGTGTAGTCCTTATCCGCAGGCACTCCGAGCTGACGTTGTACCATGCCGATATGCTTCGACTTGAACTGCACCAAGAAGCCCTTGCTCTTATCGCTGGTGCCGCCCAGAGCAATCATCGGACTGCCTTTCAGGACGTGCGCCCGAAAAACGGGCGGCGCATTGCGGACAGACGGACCCATGAAGGGCTTTGTGGGGCTGGTTCTGAAATAGCCCAGGTCTGCCCGGAATGCGCCGGGGTCGTTCTTCATAATGGCAAGGATAGCGGTAGGCCGCCGGTTGGTGGCCTTCTGGCGCTGGCGCAGATCTTCGATCATGCGTCTACCCGCCGCATTCAGGTCGTAGCGCTTCTTCACTTCGGTCAGCATCAGCTTGCGCGTCTGCCTGGCCGTTGTGTTTACGGCCACCTTCAACGCCGCCGGGGTTTTGTTTCCCAGTACTCCAAGAGCGCGGGTCACTTCCGCGTCATCAACGGAGACCGTCAGGTTGGAAGCGTCATAGTTGGTATGGAAGTATGCCAACTTACCTCACCCTTTCCAGTTCCATGCGATACATACCCGCTTTCAGGGAGCAGGATTTGATGTTGTAGATCCGTTTCTTGTCCAAGGTGATCTGCTTGCCGCTCTTCGGCATGGGGCCGTAGTCCTTCTGCTTCACAAAAAGCAGCAGGTCGGCCTTGTACATACCCTGGTCAAAGGATTGCTTTGCTCCGCCCTCCCAGTGCGCCGGACGTTCAAGTACGCCGGGGTGCTGCGTGATGCAGAGCATCAGCTTATCATCTATGTACCGTTCTTCCGCAAACTCATTCAGGTTGAAGATTACGTTCTGCACATCCTGCGCAACGCAGTCTTTGAACGTAGGGAACGGTTTCGGAGTTTCCGGTGTGCCGTAGTTCTGGTCAACATCCAGCATATCCGCGCTCCTTCCCGTATCAGCAGACGGTAGCAACCAGCCAGCTATCCACCTTGTCGGGGATCAGCAGCGGGTGGGTCTGCAGTTCCAGGAAGCGGCGGTCAGGACGGTGTTCCACATAAGCGCGCAGCAGGCGGGTGGTCTCTGCAGTGTGCCACACCTTGTCATCGTCCAGATAGGTGCACAGACCGTATGCGCACATGAAGTTTGCGTTGCTGGGGATCATCAGCACCACGTTGTCCGGGATCAGGGGCTTGGTCTCGCCGGTTTCCTCGTCCAGATACACCTCGTCATAGCCGTAGATGTCCACGCCGGGCAGATTCAGGTGGCCGTAGTAGGTCAGGCCACCTTCCAGCTCCTTGGGTGCCATAGCGCCAATGTCGAACCGGCGCTTGTCCATCAGATCCAGAACCTTGCTGTCCGCCATAAAGGTGTCGGAAGCCTTCTTGCCCATAATGACCATATCTGCATTCGCAAAGCCGTTGCGGCTCACCTGCTGCTTCCATTCGCGCAGATTGCCCAGAGTATCGGCAGCAGACTTGCCCCACTGCTTCGTGCCTTCCAGATTGATCTTGTTGGTGAAACCAAAGTCGATGACTTCATCCACGCCCTTGCCCTTCACCTTCAGCTGACCGGTGGTAAGTACCTGCGCTGCCATCCACTCTTCGCGGCGGGTGGTCATGTCGTTCAGCTTGTTGTATTCCTCAGCCAGCTTTTCCGCTGCGCGGTCAGCAGGGGTGCGGCCGGAGTAGATATCCTCACCGGGCAGGCGCTTCATGAACAGGTCTGCGGTGGTGACGATTGCCGGGTTGATAAGGGGCGGGGCATAGGATTTGGTTTCGTAGCCCTCGTTCTGCACGATCTCTCCGCCTACCATGGGATGGACGAAAGCGGCCATCTTGCGGTTGCCCTTGACGATATCAATGTCAACGCGCTCGGTGGAGAACGTCTTTACGTTGGAGAAGAACCGATCACGCAGGAAGGTGCGGATCGGGGGTGCGGTGCGCACGGCCTCGGCCAGATACCGCGTCTCATAAATGTTGATTTCGTTTGCCATTTTTTTGTTTCCTCCTATCACTTCAGGAAAATACCCAGATTGCGCAGAGGAACTTCAACGTCGTCCACGCTCACGTTATTGGGCAGCACCAGACCGTCAGCAAAGAACTCGCCGGTCAGATAGACCGGCACTTCCTTGTTTGCGTCTGCGCTGTCAGCAGTAATGCCGTACAGGCCGGTCAGGACTGCCGTGCCTGCGCTTGCCGGTGCCTCAATAGGCTTCACCTTGCCGTCTGCAATCAGCACGGGGGCGTGTGCCTCCACAGCTTCGCTTGCGGTCTTGGTTGCCTTTGCGATACCAATGTCCACGCCAGCAATGAAATACTTCGGCGCGGTGCTGAAATCTTTTCTTGCAAGATCCATGCTCATGGTTCTTTCCTCCTTACTTCACACCGTTTGCCTTGCGGATTGCGGCCAGGAAAACGTTTGCTTCCGCGTCCTTCGGATCCGGGTCAGCGGGCGGCGGATTGGTGATGTTGTTCGCGCCGGAAGTCTGGGCGTTGGCCTTTGTCTTGTCCAGATAATCCTTGCTCTGCTTCTGCTGCTTTGCCTTCATGCTGGCAATGACGGCCTTCGCAAAGGATGCGGAATCAATGGGCTTCACAAACTTCGCCTCATTCGCTTCATCCTCCGCGCCGGGCAGAGTGGCGTTTTCGATCTCCTGAATGCGGGTGCGCTCGGCATTGATAGCCTCGGTCTCGATCTTGGCTACCATATCCGGGCACGCCTTGCGGAGATCGTCCACGGTCTTGATGTCCTTAATGTCCATGTCTGTTACCTCCCCATGGGTTTTGTTCCCCGACTGATCCGCCGGGGGTGTATTTTCAGGCTGGGCCGTGGTCTTATCCACCACCCGGCTTCTGACAAAGTTCGGTGCTTTGTTGAACGGGGTGTTCATGCTGATGCTGTTGACGAACAGGACGCCGTTTCGGTTCTCCACAACAGAATCGTCCGCTTCGTCGTCCACCTCGTCCACAAAGCCCTTCTCCTTGGCTTCCGTTGCCGTCCACCAATTCGTTTCATCCATCCACTTGGCGCACTCGTCCTCGGTCTTACCGGACTTCTTGGCATACAGAGTGACGATACTGCTGCGGATGGTTTCCAGCGCTTTCAGACAGTTGTTGAGATCTTCTGCGGTCAGGTAATCGCAGACGCCCATGCTGACCGGATGCACCATGTAGCTTCCGTCTGCCGCCGCCACCACCTTGTCCGCATGGCAGGCAACAATGGTTGCCGCACTGGCACACAGGCCGTCGATGTGGGCGGTCACAGTGGCTGCGTTGCGTTCCAGCATATTGCCAATAGCCTGCGCTGCAAACACATCACCACCACCGGAGTTGATGTACACGGTGATTTCCTTCACATCGCCCAGGGCGGCAAGGTCATCCGCAAACCGTTTCGGGGTCGCGGCATCTTCCCACCAGCTGCGCTCGGAAATATCGCCGTAAAGCAACAGTTCCGCTTTCTGGTCATCGTCAGCCAGATTGCGGAACTGCCAGAACTTATCATTTGTCATCTTCTGGTTCGTCTGGGAATTGGGTTTGCTCATTTAGCCCTACCTCCTTCATTTTTTCCATTTCGCTCTTGCGCTGCCTCATGTTTGCCCGCCAGCTTCCGCCGGTCATCTGTGCAGTTTCCTGCTCATTGGTGCTGATGCCCTGCTTAACACGCAGAATCGCCGCCTCGATCTCTTTCTTGGCATCCAGATTGGTGCGTGCAGGACCGTTCCATGTGCAGCCCATGTAGGCTTTCGCCACAGCCGGGTCGTCAAAGAAGCCGGGCGCATTGATGCGCCCACGGGCTACTGCTTCGGCAAACCATTTCTCGTAGGCAGGCTGGCAGAAGTCCGCCGCAAAGCTATCCCGCAGCACACCGCAGGTGCGCCAAAACTCGTTCAGTGCGCCGCGGCTTGCGGAATAGTTGGAACTGAATTTCTTGTAAAGCACCTCACTGGGGATCTCTACGCCGGTCGCTACCTGATTGGACATGGCCGACATGAAGCCGTCAAAGGTCGTGGTCGGGTGCTTCGGGTCGAACGTATCCGTGCTCTCTCCCGGTGCAAGGTCGAACACCGCGCTCGGTGCAAGGTCGATGCCCAGTTCATCGGGCGGGGTGTTCGGATCCTCCGCCTTATCTGCCGGTTCCTCGCCGAACGGTGCCTGACTGGTCGGGTTTTCATGCTTGATAAACAGCGTGATGGACGATGCCACGATAGCCGCCGCCAGCTCTGCTTCTGTGTATCTGCCCATCTGTTTCAGCGTGGGCAGCACCGGGGCCAGCAAGGGCACGCCGCGCCGCTGCCCGGCACGCTCCCTCTGTGTGACGCACAGGATGTTCGGTTCTCCCGTTTCGGGGTCGCGGGCTTCTACCCGCGTCCATGTCAGCGGCACCGTGCTGTCGTAAGCCAGCGGATGCCGACTTGCTATCCAGTACGCCACCACCGCGCCGTCCCGGTTCGTTTCCACGCCCTGCACGATCTGGAACACGTCATGCTTGTCTATCGTGCAGGGTGCCATTATGTCCGTGCGGTCAGGGCTGCAAATCAGATCAGCCTCGATCAGGCGCAGCCGCAGAGCATACGGCCAGTGCGGATGTTCGCTGAACTGCACCACCGCAAACGCATCGCCGTTCATCAGGAAACTGGTGAACGCCAGCGTCTGCAGCCGCCAGAAGTTATCCATGCCAGCAGCATCACAAAGGGTGCTGTCCGCCCAAAGTCCAAATTCGCGGGAGATCTGCGCCTGCAATCTGTCTGCCTGTTCCTCGTTCAAGTGCAGATAGTCCGCATCCACCTGCGGGGTCGGCACAAGGCCGCTGCCCACCACGTTGGTGCGCAGGGTCTTGATGGCACCCGTTGCCAGAGGAATGCCCATATAAGCATCCCGGCTCCGTTTGCGCAGAATATCAAGATTATCTTCGATATCCTCTTTTGCGCTGCCGCCGCCAACGTGCCAGCTGCGCATAGCGCGGGAAATGCGGCTCGCGCCGTAGTTCCCGTAGCCGGTGCCGTTGTTCATGACGGACAGTGCGGCGCGTGCCACAGCGCGGCGATACCCTTTTTCAGGGCTGATTGTCGCAATGGCCTTGTCCAGAATATTTGCCATGTAGTCCACCGTCCTTACACATCATGCGGCGAGAAGTGGTAGATTCGGTTTCTGCCCCGGCCTTTTTCTTCTGCTTCCGCTTCGGCTACTTTCTTTTCCCAGAAGATGATGCTCTCCCGGATCTGTTTCAGGCTGGCGCGGGTCAGCATCATCTGTTCAATCTGGTAACTTTGCCCTGTCGAAACAGCAGCTTCCGCTTCCAGCCACATATCAAGGTGCCGCTGTGCGGCTTCTTTTGAGATGATCGGCATTGTTTAGATACCTCCTGATCTTCTTCTGCGGTATTGGCGCGGTGCGGTCTGGCGCGGTGCTTCCTCGCCTGGGATCTCCAAACCGGGGGGATTGCTGATCTCCAATGCAGCCGTTGCGTAATTCCGAACGTCAAACGCTTCGTTACGCTTCTGTGCCGGGTCTTTCAGTTCCCACCGCTCCACTTTGCGGCCGGACTTCCAGCGCGTGACCTTGTGTTCCGCAGTAAGCATCTTGAAATAGTTTTCGTCATACCCGGCATCCTCTGCCGCCGGAAAGTGGCAGTAGTTCGGGCCTTTGATAAGCACCTTCAGCCGGGCAAGGACATGGTTCTTGCCGGTATCAACGCCCAGCGTGAACAGCTCACCGCCCACGCGGTTGTTCTTCGTGGGGTTGCGCAGGTATGGTACGTCCATACCGCCACGGCCTTTGATGGGCCAGATGTGCCGTTCCTCGCGCTCTTTGCAGAAGCGGATGACCTGATCCGGGAAGTGGCCGCCGCTGTCCATGCAGACGCACCGCAGGGACAGTTCCGTGCCGTCCTTCTTTTTCCAAGTCTTTGATAGGAAATCGTCCAGATCTGCCCAGACCTGCCCACGTTTCAGGTCGCCGTAGATGCGCTGATACCGGATGCCCCAGCTTTCCTTGCCGATGCCCCAGCCCACGACTTCCGCCTCAAAGCGGTTGTCCTGCGTATCGACACCGGCTGTCAGGTACACCACGCCGTCCGGCACCTCGGCCTCGTAGAACTCGCGGCGATCCAGCAGGTTGTTTGCCTCTACCGTTTCGCCCGGTTCTTCCCACGGCAAGCCAAGGTCGGTGTTTACGAACACCTGCATCTTTTCATAGTCGCCGCGCTTCGCGTCCATATCCGCCGCTATGAAGTCCTCCACAATCCTGTCCCACCCGCAAAGGGTAGAACCTATCTTGTTCATGTGAAAGCCTCTCACGGGGCGTTCTGGGTGCTCTGCGTGCCATTTGCCTTGCAGGCTGTTCTTCTTCCAGCGGTATTCATTGTCCAGACAGCCACACTCGGCGCAGCGGTACTGCGCACCGCCCGCCGTCCAGTTGTCCTTGTCGAACACCATGTTGTCCCATACAAAGGGTTGATAAAAGCCGCAGTTCGGGCAAGGCACCGTCCACTCTTCTTGTGTGGATGCGTTGAACTCGTCCAAAATGCGGCTATTGTTTTTGGTGGTGGGGGTGGATACCAGCACCGTCTTGTAATCCCAGAAGGTCGTTTG